TGTAAGTTCAAAACAGGGTGCATCCGGTGCAGTTGGTTTTGTTGAAGAAGGCGATAAAAAATGGAGAAGGGCAAAAAAAGTAGACGGGGGAAAACTTGATACCGGAACTACTGAAATGGAACAAATCCTTGATGTCGGTGCTGCATACGGCATGTCTGCACAAGATGTTTTCGGTCAGGCTGGTACGATCAAAAGAGCCGGTGGAAGCCTTGGTGGTATGGCAGCAACAGCAGCAGGAGGCGGGATAGGAGCTGATTTACCGATTCTTTTACAGGGGATTTCAAGCACGTTGCAGGATGCAATGACAAAGGGCATTGATACCTCAATCATGGCAAAAGATTTAGGAAAAGGATTGACTGAATTAGCAATGCAAACACCGGCTAAAAGTGTAGCAGCAGCGTTATCAATGGTGCAATCTTTCAGCGGTGTAAAAGAATCAGTAGCGAAAGGGAAAATAGGAACTTTCGAGGGTATGTACACCACTCAAGCCGCGGGGAGTATGCTTGTCAAAAACCTTTCGGAAAAAAAGGGATTAGCAGGGTATCAAAAACGGGGTCTTATTTCAGAAGGGGAAGCAGAAAGGATAAGAAAAGAAAAACCTCAAACATATGAACAGTTACAAGAAATATTAGGACCGAGTGCATTTCTTTTGGTTCAGGATATGGCCGCACGAGGTGACGCACCCACAATGATGAAGAAATCAATGCAATTATTCAAAAAACAATTTTCGTCAGGGGTGAAAGGTCAAGAAGCACGAGATAAAAGAAAAGGTCTTTTGACATATTCTTCAACAGGTGGGTCTCTGAGCCCTCAGCAGGCTGGGAGGTTATGGGATAATAAACAGATTAAAATAGAAGAAGAAAAAGGACAAAAAAAAATAGAGCAAACTTCAAAGGCGACAAGGCAAAGTGCAGCGGGATCTTCAGTTACGCAAAAGGGAAGACAGGAAGATACAGCATTTAGATATGGTGCTGGTTATGCACAGACTACATTGAAACTTGAGGAGGGTATGCGTAAACTTGCTGATATTGTAGCCCCAACGAGTGCAAGCATGACAAAATTCGCAACAGCTGTTGATGACGCAGCGAAGACTATGAAAAGCGTCAAGGAAGGTGCGAAATCATTGATGCAAACTATTAAAGGGTTCTTTACAAAGTAAAGGTAATATAAATATATGAGTTATGTTTCTACAGCAACAGACATTGTATCGTTTAAGAAAAAGCTGATTTTTAATGCTGGGATTGAATCTTCTATTGATTATATAGAAGGGAAACGAACATATTCACCTGAAGTTCAATTGATTTTCAGTCCTTTCGGATTGCCTACAATCCCGATAGAAATTTTAGGAACCGATGTTAATAAAGTTATTACATCCCTATCATGGACGAAAGATCGATCTACTCCCGGTGGAATGTGCATGGTAACTATAGTGCCGACACTCGATGTTATTGAAAAAATTGTTGATATCTTAAATAAAGTGACAAATAATTTTTATTCAACAATTTGGGGTGATTTAGGTGTTGATTTAGAAGATTTATTCAAACCTATGACACTGTGTCAGCTCTGGATTAATGGGTGCATGATCATGTCCGGAACGGTTCGTTCATGCTCGAGAAGTGCTTCAGTTTCAGATGATTCTAAAGATGTATCATACAACATTGCAATTGATGAGCTTGGAAACCTGTACAACATGAATACAGTTTCACTTGATTTAGTATATAAAGATGGACTAAATAGAAACTCTTTCGATTCTTTCAGTAAAGCACTTTCTTCAGTTGCATCTTTAAAGGGGACAACTCTCGATGTCGGGATTAAAGCATTGATGGATGCTTTTTCCGCGTCAAGTTTTGATAATAATTTATCTTTATCTGATGGATTGCCTCTTTCATATAGATTTTTAACAGCCATTGCAAATGTTTCGATGGCCAGTTTTATGAATGTCGATGGAAATTTATTTAAAATTCAATCACAGGGAGGTGGAGCAACATCATTTTGGAGTTTCATGAAAAACTATGTCCCTTCGCCATGGATGGAATTTTATACCGAATCCGGTGGACGAACTATTTGTCTCGATGGTTTGTCCGTACCATCTTTATTAATCCCTGGTTTTAACTATACCGTTGCCCGGACAGTACCATATAGTAATGTATTATTAGGTTCAGTCAATCCATCTCTCATTGCAGAAACATCGCTTTTTGAACTTCATGCTTTAATGATGATTATTAGCGGTGATTTTATTATTATCACTGATGACATGATACAGGAAAAAGAAATCGGCTTTGATAGTTCAGCTCAAAAGACTGTATTTCATGCTGAATATACATCCGGGGGAACAACAACAGGTCCGAACAAAGCAAGTAAACCAATTATTAGTACTGGTCCGAAAAATCCTCTGGCAAGCGGGGGAGTGAAAACTTTTGGCATCCGGGAGATGTTTCAAAATATGGACATGTGCTCAATTGAGGGATTGCCTAAAGAGGATTCTCAATTGGCTCGTCTTGGGCAAAAATACGGTCTTTCCGGTAAATTTATTTCAAGAAATGCTTTAAATAATCTATCCGCGGTATGGTTTCGTAATCAATCACGATTCCGAGAAGGAAAAGTGGTTTCCAGAGGCATTCCTCACGCACGGCCGGGGATGTATTGCCTGTATCTGCCTACTAAAAATGGATATATCGAAAATAAGCGCGATATCGGTATTTATTACATTGATTCTCTGTCTCACAGTTACAGCCTGAGCGATAGTGATGTTTCTTTTGATACTACATTAAATCTCATCAGGGGGACTCCATTGCCGTTAACTCTGGCACAAACAGCATTATTACTATTTGATTGGGAAATTTTACCTCCGATGTCGGGATTGGCAGATGGTGAATATAAAGCATTGAAAGAATCAGTTGCGGTAGCCGCAGCAACGGCAGGGCTGTTGTAATGGAAAAAGAACAAAGGATATTAAACAGTAATTTAGGCAATGACACACATGTAAGGTCTTTCGATAGAGATATACATAAAAAAAACAGTCATTCCGTTGTAGGAATGCTTACCGGTGAAATATCAGGTGTTGACGCTGAGCCGATTTATAAACAAACTTTAGTGAAAATTCAGCTTGCTCAAGGAGGAGAGGCAACGAGCGTACCATATCCAGGTGCATTTATTGACCCGGGGAGTGGTAATTTTCACGGTGTTTTCGAGGGACCTATCCCCGGTCAAATGGTTATAATAGGATTTGAGAACTGCAATTTCGGAAAGCCTTTTGTGGTTAATAGGTATCCATATCAGGGAATCGGGGACACTGAAAATGAATTAAAATACAATACACCTCTGACAAATGCAGGGTTTCATCCGTCAGATGTAATCGTTGGTCATTTCTCAGGGACATTTATCAGTTTGAACACCGGAATTTTCCCCTCAGAAAAGAAGCCAGGCAGTATGAATATTGTAACTGTTTCAGATTTTGAAATTGAGTGTCAAGATAATCTCATCATCGATGTGACCACGGAAACAAAAATAACTTCTCCGAAGGCAATTTTTGATTGCTCAGATGCTATTGAGTTGAACGGAAACAGTAATTATGCAGTCAAGTATAATGAACTGAAAACAGCATTCGATCAATTGAAAAGTGATTTTGATAATTTCGTAAGCACAATATACAATTTGCATGTTCACCCCTCCCCTGCTGGTGGTTCAACAGGGACTACACCGACAACAGGGTCGGCAAGTACAGCAGATATGAGTGATTCAAAAAATGAAAAGGTGTTATTTTAAAATGCTTGACAAATTAGAAAATATTAACAGAGTTAAAAAATGAGTCTGCAAACGTTAATAAAAAATATTTACGGTGAAATAACTTTTACTGGTCTGTATTCCTTTCAGTTCCTTGACGCTGCACGGGATACAATTACTGAAATATTTTTTATGATACCGCCAAAAACTAAAACGATGGATGAATCAACGCGGTCTTCCAGTGTCGCCACATTCGGGGGAAATTTCATAAATGATGCAGGAAATTCAATAAAACAGGTTACACTGTCAGGTGATTTATTTTTTCCTTATGTCGGGGACACAAAAAATCCCGTTGCTCGTTCGCCTGAGCAGAATGGTCAACTCCTGAACGGATATGAAGAATTTATGAAATTGCGGTGGATGCTGATTAGATATAGAGACTACACCATGACCAAGAATGGCGTTATCTCTGACCCTGGCATTGCTCTTTCCGCGGATGGACCGAAAATTCAGGCTTTATATTCTCACGTCAGTAAAAATTTAACCGACAAAATAGGTGCTCTCTATGATACTGTAGAGCTGGTTTTTCATGATTATGACATGAACGATCATTATTTTTGTAAAGTAAATTCATTTTCGTCAAATCAGAGTGATTCAAAATACAATGCAGTTAATTATACAATCCAACTTGAATGTTACGAACCATATCGCACGAAAAAAAATAGAAAAAATAGAACGAAGAAACCGGCAAATGAGGACATTAATTCATCGATGCAAATGATAACAAATTTAGATTATGATTCTAAGTTTGATATTATTCAACCTCAAATCGGATATAATGTTGAATTTCTTTCAGCTCTTGTCAGTATAAGTAAATATATAGAAGAATTACAGGAAGAAAATTATAAAATTCAGGCGGGGAAAACACCGGCGTCTAAAAAAATGCCTGAAATTGTTGAATCGATTCTTGATGCCGTTGGTATAGCAATGGACAATTTTGTCACTTTTTTTATTTCTGCTGAAGATTTAACTGACTTTGAACTCGGTGATAAAACTTTTGATGACCTTCTGGATTTTGAACAAATTGAGTTTTTTAATTCCTTGCAAAAAGTTAAAATATTAGCAGAAACGATGAAAGGAACCCTCAGTTCAGTTGTCAGTAATGAACCATTGCGATATTATTCAAATGCAGATATTTATACATTGTCTGAAGAACAATTCGATAGTGATGAAGACTCGTTTCAGATTGATAATAATACTACATTTTATTATTATACTGTTTTAGCCGGTGATTCCGCACGGGTTATTGCATTAAGAGAATTAAAAGATGCGAATAAATTCATGAAAATTCTGCAAATGAATGATATTACTGAAAATGATTTTATAGAAGGTAATATCGTTGGACAGGCGATAAAGATACCGATACTTTCCCGTTCTCAGATTGCAAAAGATGATAATTTTGTCTATGAAAAGGATTCATCAGATATTAAAATATTTTTTCACGGAAAAGATATAGCCACGGGCGTAAATAAGGAAATATTACTATCCGGTACAGGCGATTTATTGTATATAGAAGGAATTGATAACACTATTTCCTCAATTGAATCCAGATTGTCCAGTACTCAGGGCAGTTTGAATATTTTTAATCCCGATTGGGGTATCATTCCTATTGGAAATGATAATGCACCTTTTCTGGTCCAGGTTGACAGATATATTGAAAGCATTCAGGACCAACTGTCTTCCGAACCACGGATTGCTGAATCGGAAATAAAATATGATAAATTGAGATGGAAAGGTGAAAGAATTTATGTGCCGATAAAGGTAAAATTTATCGGTTCTGATGATACCCAGGAGGTTGCTGTCGATGGCTGATATACTAAAAGTTTACACCGCTGAACAATTATACGACATGTATAAACTATATATTTTAAGCAAAGATGCTGGAATAACTGATTTTAATGAAGGTTCAAAAGTTCGTACATTGCTTGAATCGAATTCAGAGATTATATCTTCTATAATGATGGACTTTAAGGAAACTATTGCAAAAGCAATAGTTGTCGCATTATATGAGGGGTTTGGGTTTTCAAGGCTTGATGCTACCTATGCAATCGGAAATTTAAGACTATATCGAGAGCCTGCCTTTTGGATTGAATATACAGGGGCAGGAACATCCGCAGCAATAACATCAACCGATGCGATTATGTCCTCTGCTGTGACGGGTGCGCCAGGGGATACCTTTAGCCTTGATTATGCCACATATCCAACTCTTACCGATTTAGTTGCTGCTATTGACGCGTTACCAAATTGGTCTGCGACATTGGTAAAAAGTGGTTCAAATCTTTGCTCTGAATTATATCAATACACGAGCAAAGAAGCCGTTGCTGCAACAAATTATCTCAATACAAATGGTTTAGACATCATGGAAGCAACAGCCGGAGAAGTCGATGTTCCGGAAAGTTTTTCAGTTTCAGTTGACAATTTAACTATTTTGACAACAGCTGAGGGTACAATTAATGCAGGTGAATCAAGTGTAATCATAGCAGCACAGGTTCAGCAGGCCGGGGTTACTGGCAACATATCAGCAGAAGCTATTGATACAGCGTCAGGGGATGGTTCAATAAATTCAGTTATCCCTGAAGTTGAACACGTTATAAATGATTCAGCATTCTCCGGTGGAGCGGCTGAAGAAACTGACAATCAGAGAAAAATAAGATTTGCAGAAACCGTTAATGCACTCAATGCAGGAACGAAAAATGGCATTATCGCAGCGATAAAAGGTATTTCAGGTGTCCGATCAGTAGGCATGAGAACAGCATATCCCTTTAAGGGCAATAATACAATTGTTGTTGACGATGGCTCAGGAACTATCAGTGCTGATTTATTAGAATCAGTTGAAACTGTTTTGTACGGTGACCCAAACGATTTGAAAAACTATCCCGGTAAAAATGCAGAGGGGATTGGCTATTCAATTGTTGCACCGGTGATTGTTCCTATCGATATCGGTGTTACCGTGTACAGGCTGGCCAATGTTTCGGTTGAACTTCTTGATATAAAAAGTGATGTTCAAACAGCGATAGAGCAATATATCAATACTCGAAAATTAGGTGAAAATGTAATACTCTCAGAAATTGTCAGGGTTGCAAAAAATTCAAATGCTGCGGCATATGATGTGATCGTAACGTCTCCATCGAGCAATGTTGTAATCGATGAAAATGAATTTTCAAAAACAGGATCAGGAACCGGCGGAAGTGTTTCTGTAACAATGACGATATTATCATGATAACCGAAAGAATAAATCAAAATTTAAGTGCATTATTTGATAAAGATAATGACCGGGTGTATAAGGTTTTGATCTCTGATAGTGATGGAACAATTCCTGCCACCATTGCAAAACCTACGGATATCGATATCGGAGCTATTGCCAGTCAGATAGAATATCTGCGAAGGCTTTCAATAAATACCGCTGAACAAATGTATTTAGATCAAGCATCGAGTTCATTTCTAAAATTTATTCTAAACAATTATTTTGATAGTTTGAGAATTAGCAATGAATCTGATGCTGATTGGATTTCGAGAGTTATTGCAACAATTTTTTCCCATAAAGTATCGCGGGCAACTATTATTTACGCAATGAGGCCGTTCTCCAGTCAAGAACCTGAAATCACTAATGTCATAACTCAATCCGCATTTGCTGATTTTTCATACGCTGATGTATATGTCAGTGATGAAGTTGACTTCGAGGGTGAAACCGTGTATGTCTTATCGGCGATTGCAGAAAACTACGAGTCAGCATTTTTTACACTTAAAGTCATCTTGTATGACACTAATTTAAGTGATATCTACACCATACAAGATATTTTAGATAGAATTATTGCATCAGGAATAAGTGTAATAATTCAAATAAATTATACAATATAAGGAAAATTGCTATGAAAGATATACGAGTCATGAAATTTACCGATGGGCAACAAATAGAATCAGATGAGGTAATGCAAAGATTAGGCCAGCTTGAATATAGAAACCACGGTGGTATGGCGAGAATAGGGCTTTTCGATGAAGGAAAAGCCCTAATAACCAGTGGTTTAAGGGTTTCCGCGGATTCAGGGTTAACCGTCACGGTTGCAACCGGAACATTATTTCAAAGAGAAATTGATGTAACCGGATGTATTCAAAAAGATGAAATTTCAGTGACTTTAGATGCAGCTTCAGGTGTTGCCAGAACTGATATAATTGAATGCCAAATTAAAATGATGGCTGATAAAGACGATACCGCTCGAATCGGAACCGTTGCAACGGGAACCACAGCAGGTTCAGTTATAATAACGAATGAAGAAATAAAAAGAGATTTACGATTTTACGTTTCTGCGAGAAAACAGACAGGAACAACTACACCGACAGCGGCGACAGCAGGAACATTGACTGGGACAGTTGCGATAACAGGAACTCTTGACTTATCTGAAAAATATATTATTCATATCTCAGATGGGCCAGATGGTGATTGGACTGAAATAGATTGCAGAGGTGCAGTGCCGAATGCAACAACAAAGTCAGAGATAATATCGGCTATAAACTCCGCACTCGGCAGGACAGCAGCCTCAGCCGGTGCAGGTGATGTCATAGTCTTAACCGGAGAAGGCGTTGGCGAAGGTAGTTATTTCGCGATAAAGCCGCCTGTCACTGATGCTGATGCCGATGCTCTTGAGGAAATTTTCGGTGTATCAATAGGCGGGCTATATAGGTATGAGTATCAAGGTGACAATAGCTGGATAAAATTAGCTGAAATTGACATGGGTTCGGCTACTACAACGATAACAAATTCATTAATTAGAAATATAGAACAAAAAGACACATGGACAGGTGAGACAGATGAAGTCATTGTTAGGCCTAAAATATATACAATAAATGAACCTGACTGGAATGAATGGTCTGCGTTAAGAACTTATGCAGCAGGTGACATAGCATATATTGCAGATGTACAGTTTCTCTCGCTTGCCGGTGGGAACATAAATAAAGACCCACTATTTGAAACTGACTGGTGGATGCCAGCACCATCTTTGAGTGCATTATTAGTTGAAGCAAATAAAGGACAGGTTCAAAGAGGCGGTGTCCATGACATTCATAACTATAGAAGTGCCAGTTATAAGCAATGGTTTAACATCGCAAAATATAACATAGGGAATAGAACCGTTGGTGCTTATGGAGTTCACCTTGACGGCACTACAGAGACAGGGGACGCTGATTTAGAATCAATCTTTAATGACGGGGAAAGCAACGAATATCCATTTTTAGATTTATTCGCCCCTGATTCACTGGGTACTCGCACGTTGCTTGATTATCGGGGCAGAGTTCCACGAGCAACAGATGATACAGGTGGGGACACTGAAGATGTGTCAGAAGTGCAGGAAGATCAGATGCAGAGGATTACTGGACAGATAGGTTCCGAAGACCACATCAGAGCTTATTATGGCCCAACAGATCAAGCTGGAGCTTTATATCCAGTAGATTCTGATATTTTACCCTCAACCCAGAGCAAAGGGTCTATACCTAATTCATCCTCTATAGTTGGTTTTGACTCCGCCGATTCCCCCGACGCCCGAACAAGCGCTGACACTGATGGTGAAACCCGTATGAAAAACTGGACGGAAGGTGTTCCGTATCTGATAGTATTGAAAGAAATATAGAAAAGAAAAGCCCTCAATTAAGAGGGCTTTTTTGTTTACCATATTTCACCTTTCCCCTTGACTCTGGAAAGTGAGGGCTTGTCAACAGGCCAATAATAAAGCCCCTCTGGCCGGATGTCCCCTCTGCCTTCCTTGACATAAATCCAGAGGCCTACTCCCTGAAAATAGCAATAAGCATTGAGCAAAATAAATCTTTCAATCCCTGAACCAATAAATATGTTTTGCAAATCGGAAACGTCCTGACCGTTATACACATTATTAGTAATTGTAAATTCAGAATTGTTTAACTGCTTCCTTCCCTGAACAGGTCTTGCGGGAATAGAGGACACTTCCTGAATAGCTCCATTGCTCTGTTCATAGTAAGTTGTTATTTCGTCCATGATAGGATTCCCGTCTTCGTCCAGGGATTCTTGCATTGACTTCACAGTGAGATATAGCTTTCCGCTCACTGAAAAAAAATCATAAAGAGACATAATATCTCCATCTTGATCCAGTACAGCGACAGGCTGCAAACCATTTTCATCTATGCCAAATAATTTTTTATTGCTGTCAAAAAAGTATTTTTGGTACGTTGGTAATGACTTCATATTTTCCTCCATTGTATTTATTGTATTTACTCCACATGCTGAAATTAAGACTGGCAAAACAATCAAAAAACTTCTAATTCTTTTTACCACATTAAACTACCTCCAGAATATCAGATGTAACAACTATTACAACAAGACCTGCAAGTTCCCCCACAGCTCCCAAAAATCTTTTTGATTCTCCACGCTTAAAAAATAAACCTCCATTATCATAAATTTCTTTCAACAATCTATTAAACTGGTCCTGCCCTATTATGAGGTGTTCAGGGAGGTATCCAAAATCTTTTATACAACATCTTTGCATTGATAATATTTCCTCAATCATCCCCTCCCTCTCTGCACTCATGTAAATTTTCTTTTTCTTCTAAATGTTTTATAGTTTCTTTAAGCTCTTTAATCTGATTTTTCATTTTATTAAATACTTCCTCAATACGATAATCTCCTCCAGTCTCAAAAAACCATTCTTCATATTTTTCATCAATAGTTTGTGGTTCCATTTTAATTCCTTTTTAACTAATTTCAGTCCACCATTTTATATTTTGTGAAGTGATATGTTTGTATAAATCATTTCCAGAACATTCATGAGGTCTACTTGAATTGTCAATAACAACCGGTTTTCCTTCATCATCATTACAAACCATAATTGCATGCCCATGTGTGGAGCCATTATCAAAACACACTCGAGCAGAATTAAAATTTTTCTCCGTCATCCGTATCATAAGTTCATCGAAGCATTTTTGACGTGCTTCATCAGTGTATACCTTAACTCCATTTTTCCATATTCCATAATCACAATCTGTATAAGAGTAATTGCTTATAATATTTTCTTTTTTCATAGATGCATATATTTGTTTTGTTGATACTATTTGATATGATCCAGGTTTATCTTGTTGATTTTTTGAATATACAAAATATTTATTATCATATACAAATTGAGATAAATCTTTTAAAGAATAATTAGATTTTTTATTAAATATAACATTCTGCAAAGCGGTTATTTTATAACAATCCGATGCACATAGTTTAATTGATATATTTCTATCATATCCTGATGTTTCCATAATAACATCTAATAGAGCTGATCTTTCTTCATTAGGCCACTGACTATGATAATAAGTAAATTCATTCATTTTTTTAAAATTGTATTTTTCCATTTTCTCTACTCCTGTATTTTTTTTTGGTGATTTTCCGCTGTATTTTGAATGCCCATAATTTCCCCAAAAATGGAATTTATAGACATAGTAAAATCTTTTATACTGACTGCCAGTTCAGTTGATACCCTGAAATTTTCTTTAATTTGTTTTTTCGCTTTATACTCAAGGTCTTTTATCTCTTTCTCATACTGCTCTGACTGTTTTATTTTCTTTTCAAGCAGAGAGATTTCAGCCTGTTTGCTCTGGAGCTCAAGGCTGTACTGTCTTTCCATAGCCTCTTTTTGTTGTCTCATCCTGACACCCATTTCATGCAATGTTCTTTTTCTCTCCTGTTCTCTGGCACTATAAATAATATCAGAAATATCATCGAGACCAACCAATTTAATAATCAATTTTTTAAACACAAACAACCTCACTGACTCCATTTTTTTGAGTTACTGTGAAAACTTTATTGGCACAGTCAATTAAAGCACTCTCATGAGTGACCATAATAAATTGTAATTGTAATTTTTTAGATAATTCTTGCAACATATTTCCTGCATTGATCTGTAATTCTTTTGACAGGAATCTAAAAGGCTCATCAAGGATTATGCAATTATTGCTTTGCGGATTCTGCAATGTCCATGCCATAATCCTGAGTGCAAAAGAAATAACATCAACAATCCCCCCGCCCATGTCATCCATTGGATTATATTTCTCATTGTTTTTTTCAAGATAAATATCAGCTTCTGTTTTCCCTCTCTTAAACACAAAATCAATATTAAAAGTCCAGTCATCCTCAAAGACAGAATTAAGGGCAAGGGTGACTATTTCAGAGATTCTGTATTGAAGTTCTTCCTGTGTTTGTTGTGCGACTGCTTTCAGGATAATGCCCGCATCTTCAAGGTTTTTCAAGTCTCTTTTATATTTTTTTACTCTGCATTCATTATCAGATATTCTCTGTTCAAGAGATTCTTTAATACCTTTTTGTTTATGCAGGAAATTTTGAATTTCAGAAATATTCACTGTACTCTTCCATGAATTTATCATAATCTTTTTGAAGTTTTTCTTCTTTTTCCCGAAGCTCTTTTTCTTTTTTCTGCAATAGGCTTTTTGCTTCTTCTACAGAGCTGACATTAAAATCTGTTTTCAATGTTTTCAAATACCCGTCAAGCTGGCCTTCAATTCTGGCCTGACTTTGTTTTTTTGCCTCAATGGTTTTTTGCAGGTCTATTATTTCATTTGCTATGTTCACTCTACAACCTCCAGTATTATTTCTTTAACAGACTTTCTCACTTTATTAGCCTTCATATAATTATAAAGATTTTCTTCATAACTGATACTAATTTTTTCCCTGTCTGTTATTTTATTTATAAATTTTTCCATCCTTTCATCATAGTTATGTTTCTTATCTATATGTGTTCTGTCAATAACTCCCTTTTCAATAGGAAAATATATTGTCTCATAACTCAGGTCATCATATAACAGAGTCATGGATGGTCTATGCTCAATTTGTGCAGCAGTCATTCTCATCATACTGCCGGGATTGATTAAAATCCTGCCTTCATGCTCAACAATAAATGACTCGTGATTGTCTCCTGAAATTATGACATCGCATCCAGGATATTTTTTAAGAATAGTTTTTGCCTTTGTACTGATAGTTTTTCCGTCAACTATTAAAGGCGTGTCTCTGTGAATGAGTGAATGAATCATGCCTATTTTTATTTTTCCAACACTATCTATTTCATGCATGGTATCAAGTTCAATTTCAGGAACATATAGACAATTCCAGAATGCCCAGAGAGCTGTTATTAAGATGCTCTAAACTGTGATAGGGCAGGTCATGATTGCCGGGCAGTATGTAAAAGTCAATTTCTGATTGTTCAATTTGCCTGATTATTTTCTTTTCAAATTGTTTAGAGACTTTTGATTTATGGAAAAAATCCCCTGCACATAAAACAGGAATAACATAAGATTCAGCAACAGAAAGCAAAAATAAAAATTTTCCCCACTGTGTTTCCTGATAGTTGTCGGTTCTCGCAAGAGGCTGATCTTCTCTCATGTGCAGGTCAGCACAACAGAGGGCTATTGGATTTTTTGATTGCATAACGGACATACCTCCGGCATTATTTCATGGAGTCTATTTTCAAGGTTTTTTAATTCTGTTTTTTCTGTTTTGAATTTAAGATATGAATTTTCTGTCACATGGATTAAATTTTTCAATTCCATAATATCATCTTTTATCTCATCAATCAATTCCAGATTTTCAGAAATAGAAAAGGCTTTATTTTCCAG